ACTTTGAAGGAGGATTTATAACTCCTATATCAAATAAATCTGGTGGTTGTGGGATATCTGTATTCCCATAATCAAATCTAACTTGTATATCAGGTTCTACAATGCCTTCCGCACTTGCAGATACTCTAACATAATGTAAAGTTTTTAATGTTCCTAAATCTCCATAATCATAGTTTGGTGTTTCGTATCGTGCTAATATATTAGTACCATCAAAATTATTACCTGTATCATGTTGATATATATATCCTTCAGTATCTCCATGATAATATTGTTCTACATTACTACTATCAAATCCTGAACCAATCGCAGTAACCTCTAAACTTCTTGTTTCAGACCATTGAAATCCTTCTGGTCTAAGTGTTCCTATTATTCCTTTTTGTTGTGTTTGTTCTAAGCCTGTATTACTATAAAATAATCTATATTGAGATTTATCTCTTAGTACAACGCTACTTATTACAAAACTATTAATATTTTCTGTTAAATTAGTAACAAGAGGTTGTATAGCTTTACTAACAGTTCCTAATTCAACGTCACCAATTCTTGCTGTACCGGCTACTGTTCTTAATCCATCTGGTGCTAAGAATATTAAGTCACCACCTATTTCTTGAATACTATAACCACTTAAACAACCTACGTTCTTTGTAACTGGTACTATTGCAACAGTGCTTGAACTATTAATATTTATAAGTTTAAATATACTATTAGTACAAAATATAAATAGTTCATTACGAAAACCTCTTATTCCTTCTATCTGGTCTTCTAATACTATTGAACCTGAACCTGTACTTGTAAAATCAGTTGGGTCTAGTGTTCCACTATAGTATAATGTACTTAAATTATCTTCAACTCCTGCAGCTATTAAATGTTTATCATGAGTTGTAACATACTTAACATATTTTGTACTTGTAACTGTTATCTCTTCTGTAAAAAATGTTCTAGAATCTAAATCACCAGTTCCTTCCATTCTAAAACTATAAAGTTTATTAGCTCCATCTGCAATAATAACTTGACCATAATCATACGTAGGTCCATCAAATAATGTAAATTGACATTGCCCTTGTCCAGTTCTAGTTAGAGTACTTCTTCCTGTAAAGGTTGAATAGTTATCACCGCTTCCGGATACTGAACTTCTTCCAATATTTATCCAAGTCGCTCCATCATTACTAAAATATATTCCTGTTGATGCTGTAACAATAACACCATCAGCATATGTAAATGTACCTAATATATTTGTAGCACTACCTGTAGGTCTCGTTGCATTAGTAGTACCAAACTTTTGATAACCATTAATACGTCTATATCCACCTTCTATGGATACTTCAAAATTTCTTAAATCTTTTGCAACTCCGGGAGTCTTAAGTAAATCTATAACATTAGATGAGCTTACTAATCCTCCATTTACTGCTACTGTATAAGGCTGTGATGTAGGCATTAAAAATACCTTCTATCATCTGACATATAAGACGGGCTTGGATTAATTAAGTTAGACTTCATTTGTTTCATACCTTTTTTATAATCATCTAAAGCAAAAGCTGCTTGTTGTGGACTTTCTTTAAACTGCCATACATAATATCTTGTTCTGGCTGTTATTACATTAGTGTACTGGTCTGGTAATACTATTTCGTCTCCATAAGCTGATAAAACTGTTGGTGCATTATAAGCATAAAAATGCACATTATAAACTTTATCAGGTATAGGACTTAAACCAAACTTACGATGGTCTGGACTACGGATAACATATTGTGGTTCTCCATAGTTTTGACTATCTGCATCATCTTGATTTTCTGAATCTCTTAGATATCTAGTCCAATCATCTAATGTAATAAATTTTAATCCTTTTGAAACATAAGGAGCAGATTCACCACTAACACTTATTGTTGTTATATAAAAGTCATCCCAATCCACAGATGAATAATCTGTAATAATACTAGAACTTCCTGCTTTTAATATGTACCATCTAGTTCCTGCAACAGAAGCTACAGTTACGTTACCATAAAAAGGGTCTGTACCTCCACTTGCTGCTACTGAAAAGAAAGGAAGTTGAGGTTCTTCATTGGCTATATCCTTAATTGATTTATTTATACTTTCTTTTACAAACTTTTGAATTCCTTTTGCACTTGCGAAAGTTGCAGAAGTTAATTCAATTTCATTAAGTTCTCTAAGAATATCATTTGTTAATGTTAGAAATGAAGTTGCCATATTTATTTTTCTTCTTTAGTTTCTTTTTTCTTTTTTGGTTCTTCTTTAAACCACTTACCTACTATTCTAGTATTAAAATCGTTCTGTAACCATTTGTTGTAATCCCACATAATATATCCTTTTAAAGTGTAAGGGGGAAGGAAAACCCTCCCCACTTACGAGTTGGTATTAATCGATACCGTAGAATGCACCTACTAAGGCTTCATCTCTAAGTACTTTCGCACCATAGACGTGAAGACCTCTAACAATATCCCCAAACGATGTTGGGTCTCTCAACACTTCTGTTGAAAGAATTGTGTTAGCAGTTGCAGTAGAACTGATATGTCCTGCTAAACATTTACCGGCAGCATTAGATGTTGCAGCAATGTTGTTTGACTTGTACATATCAAAACCACGTAGTTTTCCACTAGCCACTAAACCATTTCTAAGAGAACCTTGTCCACCATTATAGTCGACAGATAGTAATTTAGAAGAGGTTTGTCCTAGAACTTCGTAGAAGTCAGGACTTGCAACGAACCATCTACCTTCTTCAGGTACATTTTGTTCGTCTAATAGTCTTGACATTCTAGCCATAAGGTCTAGAGGGTCAGTTTCAGAACCACCACTACCAATGTCAGCAGCACCAGAGCCATCAAAGACTCCTGCTCCTAAATCAGTTGCACTATCAGCACCTAACACGTGGTTTGGTGATGAAGCAGATAATCCTGCAAACATAACAGCAATAACTGCAGCGTCATATGAATCTTTCAATGCATATGCAGCAGAGCTAGAAGCTACTTCTTTGAAGTTGACATGTGACATATTAGTTTCAATATCATCTACGATGAATTTGAAAGCTTTGGCACTATCAACAACCAAAGTAATTTCTTGGTCTGTTAGTCTAGTTTCTGTAGTATCAGAATTTCTTGTGTAATCAGACACAGAAATTACTGGTTCTTTGATAATCTTTACTGAGTCTCCGAAAGAGGATATCTCACCGGCATAGTCGGTGTTAGTAATAGCTTCTACTACCGAGGCTTTTCTAAAAAAGTTTAAAACCTTTTTAGAGTAAACCGAAGGTAAAAAGAAACTATTAGTCTGTCCACTTGCGGAGTTAGCAAAGTTAGCATCAGTATCCGTTCCGGGTTCAAAATATTGAGCCATGATACTTTCTCCTTTAAGTTATAGTTTATTTAATGATTCTGCCTTCTTGCATAGCATCGCTGATTTCACTTTCGTATTTATCAAACTCTGCAACGCTCATGGCAGCAATCTCCCTTTCTGACCAAACTTTCTCTTGCTTAGTATCTACACTAGTTGTTTTAGTGGAGACCATATCTGCAGCAGATTGTCTAGTCGGTTTAGAAGATGACTTTTTCTTTTCAGAAGAAGATATTCCAAAATCTTTTTTAAACAAATCTAGAGCACGTGAAGCTAAATCAGCATCGTCAGTATTTCCTGTTATCCATTGTTGTATAGACTCAGGCTGTTCTTTTGTCCAATTTTGGAAGGTATCACTATTTTTAATATCTTCAAAATCAGGATGCTTCTCTCCTAACCTTTTTAAAGCATCTCGTTGTGCTATCTCTTGCTCTCTTTGTTGGAGTTGACTAAGACGTTCTTCTAGAACTTTTGCCTTAGATTCACTTTGTAAGTGAGCTACAGTTTCTACAACTTCGTATACATCAGGATATTCTTTTTTAAATTCTTCAAGTTCTTCAGCAGACTTTGGAGTTTTGTATTCAGTTCTATTTTTAGTAGCTTCTTCCAATAACTCATGTTCTCTGGACTTAAATTCATTAAGTTTGCTATCATAATGTTTCTTTAAATCATCATATCGTTTTTTATAGTTAGGACGTTTGTAAGGTTTATCCTCACTTACTTCCTTTTCTATTTCTTTTACACTTGAAGGTTCAGTTACTACTTCATCTACCGGTGTATAAAATAAACTATCTGCCGATACGAAAGGTTTAGTTTCTACATTGTGCCATTCTTTTTTTGCATTATAAGGATTGGCTTCCTTTTCTTCTTGTAAGACTTTTTCAGTCATTTTCTTTTCTCCTACTCAGGGCTTCGTTCACAAGGTAGCTCTATGTCGACTAGAGGGCTTGTTTGTAAAGGTAGCCTTTCGGTTATTATTGTGATAAAGTGCCTAATATCTTAGGGTAGCTTTATCGGCTATTAGCTTCTAACGTATTGTCTGGAAGATAACATTCCTTTTTTAATCTCATCGCCTACAATATCTTTATGTTCTTGCTTTGCAGCAAGAGCAGATACTGTAGGTCTTGAAACTCGAACATCTTGTTGTTGTGCAGCTTGTACTGGCATTTCAACAGTTTCTTCTTCAATCATACCGCCTTCCGCTATTTGTTGTCTTTCGTCTGCTTGAGCTTCTGCTTCTTTCATCATAGCTTCTAAATTGTCCACTCCGATTTCTTCAGTTGCTTTTGCAGTTATGACAAACTCCCCATCCGATAACCTTGCAGGTATCGAATCGGATACTCCAGAACCCGGACCTTCAACTGGTCCAGACCCTGCGAATTCTGTTGCAACGTCTACGACTTTATCAAATATAAGAGATAGTCTATCGTTGCTTTCTAATTGTTCCATTAAATATGTTTCTTCTTCATCTTCTAGAGCTTCATCTAATATAAAGTCTAGGTATCCATCTTCCATGTCTTCATCTGTTGACATGGTTTGTTCGTATTCTTCGTGTGTTGCTCCCGGCATTTCAGTACCATCAGGCATAGTATGTGTAGGCATTAAAGTTTCCATTTGAGCATCTATGTCTCCGCCTTCTGCTTTTTTATTCCTTGTTTCACCTTTTGTCATTATTCTTCCTGTCTATTTATTGCTTCTACTACTTCATCCCTCAACTGCTCTAGGTGTACCACTAAACGTAGTCTCCCCTGACTGCGGAACATCTCCTGTTCCGATGTTGCCCCCACCAGTGCCTGTACTTCCAAGGTCTTGAGGTGGTTGAGGTGTTCCTGTAGCGGATTCCATGTCTCCGGATTGTTGACCAGTAGGGCTAGGTTCTTCGCCTGTTGTTTGTTGAGCATTTTGCATTCCTATAATTTGAGCCATTATTGCAGCTTCTTCAGGGTCATTGAGTATTTCATCAGGGTCTAAATCTAAGCTGTAGGCTAGTTCACTTACGAGTTTAGAAATCTTAACAAAAGGAGCAATAGCAGGACTTTGTGCAGTTTGTAAGAACATAGTAAGCCTTTGGCTTCTAACTTCTTTTTGCATCAAGCTATTTGTTCCAGTTGCTCTAACTTCTAAATCACCTTTAACATCAAGACCACCTTCAAAGAACTGCATATTCCATTGGAAGTATGATTCTCCTAAAGGCTTTAATAAAAAGACATCAAGATTCTTAACAACTGTTTTAATATTTAAACTTGATGCACCTAACAACATTGACATGCCTGATGCTGTTCTAGTCATACTTTGTACTCCTGTTTGACCATGAGAGTAACTCGGTATTC